GGTGCGCGGCGAGGATATTGAGGCCGTGCGATCGGAGATCGGCCGCACGGTGGCGCTCGGCCTGGAACACGGCGCCAGCGCCGTCGTGTCGGGCGGCTTCATCTACGAGCTCAGCCGCTCGGGCCGGGTCATTACCGTGAAGCTGGCCAATCAGGCACCCCAACACATCGGCTCCTACAAGCGCCGCCGCGAGATCGACGATGGCTGATTATCCCCGCGCCCCGGCCCATGTCCAGGTCTTCATCGACGCGCTGGGGCCTGAGCTTACCGTGAAATTCCTGCTCGAGTTCGGTGGCGCGCGCCTGTACCTCGCCAGCGATCCAGCCGGGCGCAGCGAAGTCGAAGCTCTGCTTGGCCGCAAGCGGCTCGAGGCGCTCTGCGCCCTGCGTCCCGGCGAGACGATCCGGGTGCCGACCGCCCGGCGCTGGCTGGCGCATGTGCTGGTCCGCGTTGAGGGCTTGTCGAAGAACCGAATTGCGCGCACTCTGCACGTCAGCAGCTCGGCGGTGTGGAAATACCTGCGCGAACCGTCCGACGGATCGTCCGGCGCAGTTGGCGCCCCCAAAGACACCCGACAGCTCAAGCTCTTCTGATCAACTTGTTGACAATGCCCGGCGCGCAGCGCTTTCGGCATTCTGCACCGGACTGGCGCCGCAATCGGCGCGCGACAACCTCCGGGGGCAGAATGAGAACATCCGACAAGGGCATCGCCTTTCTGGAACGCCACGAAGGCGTCGTCCTGAAAGCGTATCGCGATCCGGTGGGGATCTGGACCATCGGCGCCGGGCTGACCGCCGCCTCGGGCGTGGTGACGCCGCGATCGCAGATGAAGATCACCAAGGCCGAAGCCGGCCGCCTGCTGGGTCTCGCCCTGGGCCGGAACTACGAGCCCGCCGTCGCTCGAACGATGCCCGGCGCGAACCAACACGAATTCGACGGCGCGGTCAGCTTTCATTTCAACACTGGCGCCATCGCCAAGGCCAGCTGGGTCCGCGCCTGGGCCGAGCGCAACTGGAGCGAAGTCGAGCGGCGCATCAAGCTCTGGAAAAAAGGCGGCGGGCGCGTGTTGCCCGGTCTCGTGCGCCGCAGGCAGGAAGAGTTCAAACTTATCCGCCTGGGCGATTACGGCGCCGGCGTGGCCGGCCAGAGCCCGACCTCCGAGCGCGCGCGGTTCGTGGTTTCGGTGACGCCCGCCGAGATCCAGGCCATGCGCGTCGGCTTTGCCAAGCTCGGCTACAAGGTTGGCGAGGATCCCGGCGGCATCCGCAAGGCCGCGGTGATGCAGTTCCAGCGCGATCACGACCTGACCATCGACGGGCTGATCGGCCGGGCCACGCTCAGCACCCTTCAACGTATGCTCGATGCGCGGGCGAAGGCGGGCCAGGACGGCGCCGTCGGCGGCACCGCCGCTGCCGGCACGGCCGGGGCCGAAGCTTTCAACATCGCCGCCCTGCCCGACTGGCTGATCTGGGCCGGCCTCGGTCTGGCCGTGGTCTGGGTCGGGTATCGCGCCTGGCAGTACCGCGATGCCGTCGCCGCCAAGATCCAGACCGCCGCCCCTGCCACCGCCCGTTTCCTGAGGAAGTTCTGACATGAGCTCAGCCCTGATCGCCCTTGCCGCCGAGATCGGCGCGCCGCTGGTCCGAAAGGTGCTGACGCGGCAGATCGGCTCGGAGAGCGCCGAGATCGTGACCGACGTGTTGTCGGCCATCGCGGAACGCGCGGGCATTCCCGTTCGGGACCTGGACGACGCGGCGCGGACGCAGCCGGACGTGGTCCAGGAAGCCATTCGCCAGACCGAGGAGAACCTGCCCGAACGGCTGGCGCTCTATGCCCAGGCCCTCGAGTATCAGCGTGACCAGCTGATGTCCGAGCGGGGTGATCCCAACTGGATGCGGGCCTGGCGCCCCTTGGGCATGTACCTGGTTGGGTTTCTCTGGCTCTGGACCTTCGTGATCCTGCACGTCGCCAACGCGATCTGGAAAATCGCGCTGCCACCGCCGGACCTGTCTGTCCTGCTGCAGCTCACCGGCCTCTACATGGCGCTCTACATGGGCGGGCACACCGTCAAGGACGTGGCCAGCAAGTTCTTCAGCCGGAAAGGCGGTGCCGCATGATCCGGTTAGTGGCCATGCTTTTCTTGGTGCTCATGGCGGCGCCACTGATGGCCCAGGTGCCGTCGACCTGCGCCCCGCGCGACCACGTCGCCGGCCGCCTGTCCGAAAAATACCAGGAGCGCGTCCAGGCGATGGGCCTCGACGCCCAAGGCAATCTCATGGAGCTCTGGGCATCCGAGGGCGGCACCTGGACCATCATCGTTTCACTGCCAAACGGCCTCTCCTGCCTTGTCGGCAGCGCCCAGGCGTTCGGGACGTTTGCACCTTCTCACGACGCCTTCGAGGAACCTGCATGACCTTCACGATTGCCCAGGCTTGGCTTCTTTTCCTCCAGGTCCTGCCGATCGCGGCGATGGTCTACACCTTCGTCGCCACGCGCCGGAAGGACTACGATCGCCGGTTCAAGGAAGGCTCGGAACGGATGGACCGGATGGACCAGCGGATCTCGAAGCTGGAACATTCGGTCGGCGGGCTGCCATCGCGCGAGGACATCCACTCGATCCAGATCAACATCGAACGGCTCGGCGGGACCATGTCCCGGATGGAGGCCGTGATGGAAGGCAACACCAAGATCATGTCCCGGCTCGAGCAGATCGTGTCCCGGCATGAGGACCACCTGCTGAAAGGGAACTGACCCGTGAGCTATGCCGAAGAGCTGCGCGAACACGCCCGCATCGCCATCCTGCGCATGCTGGCGGATGCGCCGAGCTACACCTCCAACGTGTCGATGATGACCGACCTGCTGCGCCGGTTCGGCATCGGCTACACCCGCGACCAGGTCGTTGGCGAGATCCGCTGGCTCGAGGAGCAAGGGCTGCTCAATGCCGAGGACCACCACGGGTTCGTCATCGCCACGGCCACCGTTCGCGGGGTCGAGGTGGCGCAGGGCATCGTAACCTATCCCGGCGTCCAGCGCCCCCGTCCGGGCAACTGAGCGATGCCGGCCCCTGCCAAGCTCGACCTGATCCCGCCGGAACTGCGCGACTGGCTGCGCGAGGAACTGGCGGCGCGCGGCTTCGCCGATATCGTCGACGTCACCGAGGCGCTGAATTTCCGGCTCCAGGAACAGGGGCTGGAGCTGACCGTCGGCAAGACGGCCGTCGGCAAGTTCTCGAAAGCCCTGAAGGATCAGCGCGAGGCCTTCAGCATCGCCGAGACGCTGCTGTCCGACATGGACATCGAAGCCGAAGGCGAGCTGCACAAGGTGCTGATGCAGATGATCGCCACCAGCGCCGTCCACATGATCCATGCCGTGCGCGAGGAAGACGGGCACCTCGAACCCAAGGACCTCATGTCACTCGGTCGGATGCTCAAGGATCTCATGTCGAGCTCCGGCATGCGGGAGAAACTGCTGGCGGATGAACGTGCGCGGATCACGCGGCAAGCGCAGGAGGCGGCGAAAGCCGAAGCGCTCGACCGGCTGGACGACGGCGTCGCCAGCGGCGCGATCGACGCCGCCGCCGCGCAGGCCGCCCGCGAAGTCATGGGGTTCGGATCATGATCATGAACCGCCGCCCTGGCGTCGTCGAAGACGCGATCCTGCTGGTCGGCGACTGGCGCTGGCGCAAAGGCCCGCGTTGGAAGGCGGCACTCGCCTGGCTCTTCGGCCGGCGCGAGGTCCTGGTCACGCACCTTGGCGATGTCGCGCATCTCAGCTGGTGGCGCGGCGAACCTTACCTGATCCACCTTTCGGAGGACGCAAGATGATCCGGGCCGTACATTTCAGCGACATCCGCGACTTCCGCGAAAAGCGCATGGCGGGATCGGTTCACTTCACCGCGCCGGACGACCAGGGCGAAGGACATCTGTGGTTCTTCTGCCCCTGCGGCTGCGGGCTGCAGCAGCGCATCCTGGTCGGCCACGGGTTCAAGCCGAAGGCCGACGTGTCGTCCTGGTGCTGGGACGGGAAGTCCGACAGCGCAACGGTGACACCTTCGGTCAACATCCAGGGCCACTGGCATGGATGGCTGCGCGGCGGATACTGGGAGAGCTTCTGATGGGTTTACCGGATGTCCTTGCTGATCGGACCGTAGCGAACCGCGTCGCCGCGTGGCTCGTTCTCAAAGGTCCGGTCGCAGTTGAAACAGCTCAGAAGGCGCCCTTGCGGCTGCAGCGGATGGTATTGCTGCCGTTGCTCCACGCAATGGGGACATACTGTTTCAAAGTGTCGTCCCGACGCGTCCGGCGCGCGGAGGCGAAGTACCAGGCCACCGCCGGGCAGCTTGACCGTCGCATAGAGCGCGCGGGTCTGTTCGAAGCGATCCGCCAGTTTCGCCTCGCTTTCGAGCTTCTCCAGGCGGCGCAATTGCTCAAGCTGCGACATTCGGGCCTCCATGAGCTGCTTGGCAAGATCCGAGACCAGCAGCGTCATCTCGACGTCCGCTTTGTCCCCTTTGCCAAATCGGCCGCTGATTTTCTGGAGGAGGCCATCGGCGCGATCGAGGGCGGCAATCCCCTTATCTGTCACGTCGAGCATGTCGCTGATCGCCGTCCAGTCCATCGCGCATCCTCCGCCGGTTCCTCCGACATTACACCAGAACCGACGTCAGACCAACTTGCAGAGCGGAAGAGCCGCTGATGGCCACGCCCGCCCAGATCGCGAACGACATGGCAGCGCAGGCCACTTACTGGCATGGCCGCGACCGGCGTCTTGGCGTGGCTGTCGCGTGCAGTGACGCCGCGCGGCAGATCAGAGCGCATCTCGCCGGCGAGCGCGTTGACGGACGCACCTGGGGCGGTCTTCACCGCCGGCTGCTCAATCTTGAAAACCATACTTTCTGCCGCAGCCACCACATCGACCAAAACCTCACACGCGCCCGGCTCGCGCTGGAAGATTTGCGTCGCCAGGCGGACCAGAGATGACCGATCCAGTCATCACCTTCCTGCCCTACCAGAAGCGCTGGCTGCAGGACCAGGCGCGCTTCAAGATCGGCATGTTCACCCGGCGCGGCGGTAAGACCTTCGGCGCCTGCGGCGAGATCGCCGACGACTGCTTTCAGGCAGAGATCGCCGGGCGCAAAGCGCGCTGGACCATCCTGTCGCGGTCGGAGGCGACTGCGAAGGAAGCGATGGAGGATGCGCTCAAGCCTATCGTCCGGGGCTTCTGGGCGGCCTACAACCAGATCGCGCGCGGGGCCGCGCCGGAATTCGACGAGGGCGAGTTCTACAGCCCCGAGCTGGACGCCACCTACAAGACGCACGAGGTGCGGTTTCCGGGCGGATCGCGGATCACCGCGCTCAGCGCTTCACCCGATGCCGCGCGCGGTTTCGGCGGCAACCTGCTGCTGGACGAATTCGCCTTCCATCGCGACAGCCGCCGGATCTGGGGGTCGGCCTTTCCGGTCGCGGCACGGGGCGGGCACAAGATCCGCGTGATCTCGACCCCGAACGGCAAGGGCAACAAGTTCTACGAGCTGATGAC